TAGCTTCTGATACTAAAGATTCATTTTGATTAGAAGCAAATCTAGTCTTTAAATCTTGTAAGTGTTTCTTTTGTTGTTCATCTAAATCTTTAAATAAGAAATCATGATGAACTTTATCAACATCTAAATTAAGAGCTTTAAAAACTTTAATTATTTCATTTATTTTTTTATGAAATCTACTTAAAAAAGCAATAGCAGTCATATATTCGCGTCTGTTAAGATATGACTTGGCACTTTTTAATAAATCTTTTAAAGAAGTAGTATCTTCTCCAGGATCTTCTCCCTCAATTTCTGTGCCAGAAGCAATCGATCTAGCTTTATTGTCGGCTGCTCTTAAGCTATTCATTACTCTTTCAAATTCGGGATTGAAGAATTTTTCTGCTGCAATTCCGCCAATATTGGTTTTTTCTCTCAATTTGTTAAGAACACTTCTTTTTTGGGCAGTTTTCTGCATAGTAATCCTCATTTTATATACAATTCAATAAATAAATACTGAATTATACATAAGTAACTTTAGATGAAAATTAAATGATTATGTTGGAGGGGCTCCACCTGGTGGTCCTCCTGCTGGAGGTGGTGGGGCTTCAGGAGCTGGAGGGGCTCCTCCTCCTGACGGAGGTGGAGGTGGTGGTCCTCCTAAATCTAATCCTGGAAGTCCGCCTGCTGGTGCTCCTGGAGTTTCACCAGGAAGAGGACCGCTGTCGCCAGGCTTCTGTCCTTCAGGAGTTTCTTGCTCTGGAATTTCATCTTCATCATCCAAAGCTCTCAAAGAATTCAAATCCATTGCATCTAATGAAGCCTTTTCTTTCTTAGAAATAGCATTTTGAATAGCTTCTTTTCTGATTTTTCTTACTTCATCTTGATATTCAAGACCCATGGAACGATAAAGTGTATGCAAAGAAGCGCGTTTTTGATCGTCTTGTCCTTGAGTTAAAGTTAATAAAGTATTAATATAATCACCAGCATCAAATAATGACATGTGGTTCCAATCAACTTCTGGAATAATAAGTTGTTTTTCTCCACCAGAATAATCATAAAATCCCTGTATCTTTGAAATAGGAGCAAAAATCTTAGTTTTAAGCCAAGATGACATCATATTACGAAATTGCATGTAACGTTGTCTTAAAACGTCCAAAGCAACTCCACCATTAGCATAGGTTGTATCTGCCCCACCATCCATTAGTACTGGTGGAACTTGTAAGCCTACATAAATTTCTTTAATAATTTGGGTGATATCTCCAGAAATATCGTAAATACCTGAACCATATCCTACTCTTTCGACTGCCACGCCCTCATGTGTAAAAATCTTAAAATCTTTATCATACTGAGCCTCTTCAAAGATATTTCTAAAAGCCTCTAAATCTGCAAATGTAGGTTTAAAATCTTGAGAACCAATCTTAACCAAAGTTAATGGATTGATCATATTATCAGCTTGTGCATATTTAGATTCTCTTAATTTATCAAATAACATTAATTGTCTAAAAATACACACCGGTAATCCGGTTCCTCTAATTTCATATGGACTAATTCTTCTTGCTAAATGAGAAACATGAAAATTATCTAATGGAATATTATTGCCACGTTTAACAGAATCAATAATATGATTATTTAATTGTTTACGTTGTTCAATATCATTTGGTCTATTAGAAAAAATAATTTTCTTAAGATTTTCATCTGGGCGCAACATGATAAGAGGCTCACTAGCCACCACAGTACGTTTAACAATCATATAATCTGGATTTTGAATCAATAAACGGCTCCATTTACCTTTACCTTCATCTAATTCAGCATATACGAATGCCTCCCCTAAAAGCCAATATTCTTGTGCAATTTGGACACAAATATTCATTAAATCAATTTCTTCAATCATATCATTGAAGAATTTTTCAATATCTTTATTAGGACATTTAATATTTAATTTACTAATTGGATAAGTGCTATGAAGATTAATTGCATTATGCACAAATGGATTTAATGCATAAAAACTTCTACACCAAGCATTAATGGTGGCACGATCTCTTGGTAAATTTAAATTGCTATTAAGCCATAATGGAGAATAAACTTCTGGAGTTTGTTTAACGCTATCTCCAGTTCCACCACGAAAATTACCACCAGTAGCGCTAACAACTTGAGCAAATTTATTAACTCCAACAGAAGCAGTTACAACAGAATTTGATGTTAATCCATCATCTCTATTAGAATTGGCGGTTCCGTCTCTAAATAATCCCTGATCAACTTCTGCTGATAAAGCATCACGACGAGCTTGAGAGACACCATTAACCATTAAAGAACTGACTTGTGGTATATCTGCCCTACGATTTTCTAAATATTTATCAGAGTTAGATGGACCAACCCATAATTTTGCTTTGGCAGATTTGTTAAAAGTAGACATGAAACCTCGATTTCCACTATACCACCTATATGCTCTTTAAATAATATATCATAAAAATTGATTATTTACAATATCACATTAAAGTCTCTTTGGCACATACCCAGTAATAATCAAAGGTTTATTTTTATTTTTAAAATTTTGCTGCTGTAAAATGGGATTGTTATTAGTAAAGGCAGTGGTTACAATAAATTTATAAGCAATATAAGCATTTAATAAAGCCATAAAACCATCGTTTGGGGTACTGCCTTTTATATAATGTATTGATGGCTCCCCTATTCTAGAAATAGATGGTTTTATTTCCATACTCGAACAATGATTAACTAGCCAGGCTATTTTTTCATAATCTCCATAAGGAAATTTTATCTGTCCCTTTTTCATTAACTCATAAAGTTCTGCAATATAATAATCTCTTTCAAAAACTATTTCTTTTGGAAATGCATCTGACGAAAACTTTACATGACCATTAACTTTGTTATGAGCTCGAGATACTAAATATTTATCTCCATAAGCAGAATGTAAAGTTTCTGATAAATCATTTGCATATCCAATATCTCCTACCGCCAATTGGATACTGTATTGTCTCATAATTTGATCAACAATACCTTTTTTGCTCTCTAAATCATTACGTTTAAACTTTGTAGCAAATTCAATAGATAATAAATTTGGTCCTTTAGCCGCTAATACTACAGCCGTGCTGTAAGATTGACCTACAGCTTTTACTTTATTTGGATTTGCTAATTGTTCTAAATCAGAGCGAGCTCCGTAATCGAATCCGGCAATAACCATAAGTTCTTCCCCAGGACTAATTCTAGATCTAAATTTTCTTTCCAAATCTCCACATTTAACTCTTATTTCTTCTGGAGTAATTGGAGAAGCATCTCCTTGAAAAAATTCTCCTAATACTTCGTTTTGATAAACTCTTTCAGTATTAATTGGATGAACTCCTGGTTTTTCACCCATAATATCTTCTTTAGTAAAAGTAGGCATGTATAATTGGTTAATATGAAAACCAATCATTTGACAATCATCTTCAGATTCATTTTTAGTGGATACCCATTTGCCACGTTCAGCTGCATCACACTTATCTTGTTCATGGCTGCAATGTGGGCATTTAACAATTTTACCATGAATCCAAATTTTTTCCCAATCATTCGTTCCAGGAGTATATAGCGGAAAATATTGATTACAATTTTCACATCCTAAATGAAAATATTGTTGGGAGGAAACTTGCCACATTTTATGGAAATCTGAGCCCTTACGACGTGGAGTTCCGAAATAAACTTGCACTCCCTTACCTGGTTTTCCATACTTAGCGGTTGTTAAAATTTTAAGAGAATTTCCAATAGCTTCACTAGTAGTATCCTGGACCTCGTCAAAAAAGATTACATCAGCAGTTCTGCCTCTTAATCTGTCTCCGGTAATACCAGTGGATTCAATCCAAATGTGATTTCCACCAATAAATTGTTTAAAATGTAAAGAGTCATTAGTGGCACTTGTTTGATCAAGCAACGCCTGCATCATTGCTTTAATTTTTACTCCAGGTCTTTTATCAGGATTATCAGATGGAACTGAAGAAACAATCATTGGATTAAGCTTAGTTTTAGAATATGCTGCAGCTAATTCTAATTGCGGAAATGCATGAATAACTCTGATTGGTGGTTTATCACCCATTCCAAAAATTCCGGAACCCATGAAATACATCTCAAGCGCTCCCGCCATAGTAGTTCCACCAACCTGACGACCTTTAACTAAAATAACAGGCTTAGCATTTGGCTCTAAAGCTTTAATTCCAATATATCTATAAATATCCGCAAAAGGCTTGTACCCATTGTCGTGCAATCTAAATGGCTTACCATCTAAAGTAAGATATTGCTCTACAAAATTAACTGGGTCGAGCATAAGTAGTTGTTTTTTAAGACGAATAAATAAATCTTCATCTTCTACATTTAACATAGGCATATAAAAATGACATTATATGTATATTAAATTGATAAAAATGACAATATACGTATGGTGTTTTTATAATTTAACAGGATTTAGAGCATGAAATGCGTCTGAATTTGATGGATCGATATCCGAATCATTACTTTGATCACGGGATCCTAGATTCTGATATTGTTGAAAAGAATCGGAATTTGTGCGCTTTGCCTCTAAATTCATCTCGCTAATAAGTCTCATCAAATTATCATCATCCCAATCTTTAGCTTCAGAAACATCATTACGATGAATAGATCTTACTTTTTCTACAATTGCTGGAATTGGTAAATTACCTTTGGTATCACGAATATAATTTTGTATAGTATTTTTAATATTAGGAACTTTTCTTATTACTATAGGAATATTTTTATCAATAGCATTATTTTGATCAGAATTAGTAGATTCAGCTACTTTAGTTGTTTCAGTAGATTCTATAGAAGTTTTATTCATTTTAGCAAGATGTGCTGTAACTCCGCTACGATTCATCATATCCTCGACAGCAGCTTG